GAAGACCCTTCATTGGAGCTTCGTCAGAAAGTCGCAAATTTGCCTGTCGGGCACAGAAGAATATCATATCTTCTGCCATGCGCGGCTGTAGAGCCACGCCCGATGCTTCCACGGGTGGCAAGGGTACACTTTGTATAGGTCCCTTTGCCGTACTCGATGGGTTAATCCGTTCTGCATCTCACTGTCTGGAGAGAGACCCGGACACTGTCACCTTCTATCCTGGTAATCGGTTGAGCCAGCTACTGCGCAAGCAGTGTGCCTGGCTCGTCGAAAAGGACAAGAGAGGACATGAATTTGTGGGCTGCACCTCAGTGTCAGTCCTGCACGACGCTGCTTATCTTTGTCGATCCTTACTTGAGGTCTTGTTTGACCATGAAGAATCATTGATAAGCCTCCCACTGGACTCTTCTTTGAGTCTTTTCTGTTCTGCTCGTTTTTGGGGAGCAGACTCCTTTCTGAAGCATGCCAAGTATCTTACGGCATGGCCCATTGCATCCTATCTGGACAATGACCTCCCAAAGTCTCCTCCAACCTGGTTCTTCACCAACGAGGTGTCAATGCATGGCACCGGCGGCGAGGATCCGTCGTTCCGCGACTGCTTTAAAGGCAGGATCGTCAAGTATCTGAAGAACAGACTTACGATCAGGAATAACAAGAACCTGCACTTGTGGTGGAGTTGGCTTCAAGGGGTCAAGAGAGGGTGCGCAGCTGCTACAGAAACTGTGGTTATCAATTCTCTGCAAGATCATGCGGAGGCGTTGTCCAAGGTCGGCTCTCTAGCTGACAAGGATGACGACCATCCCAGCATTAAGATGCTGCGAGAGAAATGCCACTGTTTCTGGGACCGGGCTGTCAACAACCATGTGCCACCTGCCTTGCGCAAGGCGAACCAAACACCGACCGTTAAGGCGGTGTCCCGCGAGGGTGCTCCCCTCATGACGCCATCTTCTGGTGCCTCGTGGGAGAGCCCCAAGGTAGACGGCGGCACGCACAATTGGTTGTTTGACTACTTCCACTATGGCATCGACCGCAAGCTGGACGAAATAGGTCCCGACAAAAGAGTGTGGCTCCGAAGACTTCGGCCGTTCATCATGAAGGTCATGGACCAACAAGAGCCCCTCACCGTCCGCGGTTACCTAGGTCGAAGCCATCGACAATTCCGTAGCGAACTGCTTACCATGTGGTATGATCCGAGGTCTCACGAAGTCGTTGAAGAACGAGGTTTCGTGCTCTCAGAATCCTTCGACGAGTTGATTCGTCTGAGCCGGACTGGTCGGTTTGATCACACGAATGTGGAGATCATCCCTCTCAAGGAACCGCTCAAGATACGAACCATTTCCAAAGGAAACGCTCTGAAGTACTGGCTTGCTAAGCCAATGCAACGGATGATGAGAGATCTCACTCGGAAATTTCCACAGATGGCGTTGACTAGCAGTCCTCTGGCCGACACTCACCTCGAGTGGCTTTGGTCGGAGACGGACTCTCTCTGCAAGCGTATTGCTCCACTTTGTCCTGATATCGATCTGGACTTCACTCATGTGGTGAGTGGGGATTACAAGGGTGCCACCGACGGTCTTGACATACGTGCCACTAAACTGGCTTTCGAGACAATTTTGTCAATGGTGGACTTCCCCGTACGCTATCGTCGCGGAGAGACTGTCGAGATGTGGAAGGATAGCCTTCGTGATGTCCTTTACGAGCAGCTGCTGCACTATCCAGAAGGAGGGCCGGGTACCACCGCCCAGACGAACGGACAACTTATGGGTTCTAACCTGTCGTTTCCTATCCTGTGTGTCATTAACCTGATCGGTTATTGGACGACACTCGAGGAATACACAGGTCTCAAGTTTGAGCCGAACCAGTTGCCTGTCCTAGTCAACGGGGATGATATCCTCTTCAGAACTCCTAAACCAAGACCAGACGACAAAACTTCGTTCTACGAACTCTGGAAGAAGAACATTACCACGCTTGGCTTCGAGCTGAGCGTGGGTAAGAACTACATCCATGATCGTATCTTCACGATCAATTCAGAGTGTTATGTCGTCGCTGGTGGGCTGGAAGCACCACCATCATTCCGGCGTGTTCGACACTTGGATGTCGGACTTCTGATAAACAACAACGCCGCCGCTCGCG